TCACTTGAATGCCTTTGACAGTGCATCACGTTGCGCATCCACCTGGTGATGTGCATAGCGTTGCGTGGTTGTCACTTGTGTGTGTCCCAAAATCTTGGACACGGTGTAGAGATCCGCACCGGAGTGAAGCAGGATGGTCGCGCATGAATGCCTTAAATCGTGGAAGTGCACCAACGGCATTCCAGCTGCTTCCCGCGCGCGCCTGAAGCCGGATTTCAGTCCCTCGGCATTGATTTGCAGCGGTAGCCATTTCAGCCATGGTCGCAAGGCCGGGATGATGGGAACAACGCGCGTGCGCAGAGTTTTTGTGTTTCCGGCTTTGATGGTGATGGTGTCTGGTCCGATGTCGGCCGCCTGGATCTTCAGCACCTCGCCACGCCTGCACCCAGTCAGCAATGCGATCCAAATGGCGGCCTTCACTTGATCACTGGCGTGGTCGGCAATCATTGCCACTTGTTCACCGTTTAAGTGAGTGTCGCGCTGGTTGTTTTCGGGCAGGCGCTTGACGTGCTGGCTGTAGTTGATGGCCGTGATTCCTTGCTCCCAGGCCAAATGCAGAGCCTTTTTCAGCGCTCCGAGGCTGCGATTGATGGTGGCTGGCTGGTAATGGCCGGTCATGTCCTTGATGATGTGCGCAGCCGCCTGCCTTGCATCGCTGGCTTTGTATTTTTCCAGCCACGGGCCTATGCGGAGTGCGTGGTAGCGGGCGGTTTCAGGGCTGCGCAGGCTTTTGCAGTGGGTCAGGTAAAGCCCCATGATTGCGGTCATCTGAGGGTCGCCAGGTATTACCGGTGAGTTGTTTCGCTCAATTGCCTTGCGTAACTCTGCCTCTGTCAGCTTGGCATCACGCGCAGTTGCACCTTGCGGCAGGATTCGGTGAACTCTTTTGCCGCCGACCATGAGCCCAACATGGATGCGGCCGTCTTTGTCTGTCCAGATTGACACGGTTGGTTCTCCTTGAGCCACTGACGGCATTCGTCCAGGTCGTAACGCTTTGATCGGCTGCCCACCGCAAGCACGGGTAAGCCGTCCAATTCTCTTCGTCGTATGGTGGCTTCGCTCACACCTAGAGCGGCGCACAGTTGCTGGCGGGTGATGGCGGTTTTCATTGCAGCGCCCCTTAAAAGGGTATATCTGACGAGTCAAAATCATCGAACCCACTGCCGCCACCTGTTGCAGGCGCTGGCGTGCGTGGGATTGGCCCCGGTGCTTGGCGCGGCGCGCTGGATCTGGCATTGCCTTGAGGCTGCGGCGGACCTGGCGGGGATCGGCGTTGCGGCTGTCCGTCTTCCTCGCCGCCTTCTGGCTTGCTGCCCAGCATGTTCATGGACGTGGCGCGGATTTCGGTCGATGTCTTCTCGGCCCCGTCCTTGTCGGTGTACTTGCGGGTCTGGATCTTGCCCTCGATGTACACCAGACTGCCACGGCGCACATACTCGCCCACGATTTCAGCCAGGCGGTCGAACGCGGTGATGCGGTGCCACTCGGTTGCCTCCTGTGATTCGCCCGTGGTCTTGTCTTTCCATTTCTCGCTTGTGGCCATGGAGAAGTTGCAGACAGCCTGGCCGGATGGCAGGAAACGGACTTCAGGATCGCGGCCCACGCGGCCGATGATTTGGACTTTGTTGAGCATGGTTTAGACCCCCGCCAACTTGCTGCGCAGTTCGTAGCCCATGAGGGGCCACACTTTGTTGATCGCGTTGGCACGGGCGATCTTGCGGCCCACTTCAGCGTCGAAGTTTTCAGGGCTGGCGCAGGCGCTTTCACCTGTGACGGTGAAGCCGTTGCGCAGCACCAGGACACAGAATGTAAGAAGCGCCAGCGCGCGATCTGGCACAACGGTTGGGCCGCCAGCGTTGTACGCAACTGCGTCGGCTGCTGTGAAGTAAACCTCGCTGGAAATGTTTGCATCAATGTCGGCAGGCGTGATACGTGGCGCTGTCAGGCCCTTGGCCTGGATTTCTTGCTCAATTTGGTTGTCGGTCATGGTGTTCTCTGCGGTTTTCTGTAATCGTTTGGAAAAGTAGCCTGGGCGGTGTTCTCTGAAATACTCAGCCGCCTGGCTTTTGATGTTTAGTAGCATTGGTGGATTGGCTTTACGCCTTCAGAACTTCGCGGTTTCCGCTGCTGCTCATTCGGCTGACGATTCCCGCTTTTTCCATGGCTTCCAGCAGTCTGGCGGCGCGGTTGTAGCCAATCTTCAGGACGCGCTGCACGTAGCTGATGCTGGCTTTTCCGCCTGGGCCGGTCACGATGGCGCAAGCCTGCTCATACATGGGGTCATCGTCATCGCCAAAGTGCTCTGCGTGTGGCGTTTGCGCTGGCTGGATTTGCGTCTGTTGTGGTCGCTCTGCAAACCCACCAAGCTCTGCAACAAGCTCGGCCAGCAGCGGGCGGAGCTCGCCAATGACAATGACCATAGACCCGTCAAAGTCGCCTGGGTTGATGTCGCTTGACCGGGCTTGCTCCATCACGCTGTCGCCAAAGTCGATCTTTTTGAGTTGCAGGCTGTCGGTCAGCGTGAAGCCCACGCGGTCATCAAATTCAAGTGCCAGGCTGGTTGGCTGCTTGCCTTGTGCCAGGTGGGCCAATACCTCGTCAGTCAGCAGCGGGTGGTTCGTGTATCGCACCTTGGCGCTGCTTTCGTCGCATGCACGCAATTCGCAGGAGCGCCCAATGGCAAAGCCGTCTGGGGCTTCTTGCTCTGCGAGCCACATGCCCATGGCAGTTGCCGGGCTGGTTGCCGTGTTGAGTGAATCGAGCACGATTCCGTCAACGCACTTGATCAGCAACGTGGCCACATCGTCAGCCAGGGATGCGCTGGCCGTGTCCATGATGAGCATGTCGCCGTCCAGGATGCACGTGACGGCCACCTGTTTTGGGAAGGCCTTTGGCAGCAACTGCAACAGCAGTTCTTCCTTCATGTCGCGCTTTTCCTTCTTGCCAGGCTTGCGGCCTGTGGTTTGCTCGATGTGCTTGCACATGGCATCCAGGCCTTCGGCTATCGTGGCGGCGGGCACCTTGCGGGTTTCCACCTTGAGACGGAAAACACGGGCGTTGTTGATGCTCTCGACAATGGGCGAGTAGTCATGCCCGCGCGGTGCCACCCAGCCCAGTGACTTCTCTTGTGTGGGGCCGGTGTGCACAAATTGCGCCGCTGACAGTGCTTCGTCAAGCTGGCCCAGTGATGGCATGCCAGCTGGGTGCGTGACTTTGAGGATGGTTGCGTTTTTGATCATGATGTGAGTTATTGAAATGGGTGGCCTACTCGCTGCATCGGCTTTATTCACTTTGAACGGTCTTCTGTGGCCGTACCGCATCCGCTTTCGGCCATAACTGGTTAAACCGTGGCCAGCGACTTTTCGGCGGCGGCGGCAATGTGTCGGGTCAGCGCAGCGCAGATGCGGGTGAAGTCGCAAGCCCGGTACAATTTCATGCCTTTTTCTTGCTTGGCAGGCGCGAAGCCAAGTTCTTCAAGCCCGCCAGCACTTAAGTTGATCGGTGCCAGGCGCACATTGATGTCGCCCAGTTTGATCATGGCGTCGGAGTCCTGGTAAACACTGGATGGCTCGATGCGTGTCAATGACACCCCGTTGACCGTCGCAGCAAAGGAGGAAATGCCAGTGCCGGTGGTTAGGGCATCTGTCATGACTTGCTGCGCGATAGGTGCCATCACTTGCGCATGGACGATTGCAGCCGCTGCCGCTTGCCTGGCTTCCAGTTCTTTGGCAATGCGCTCTTCTTCCGCTGCGTTGAACTTGGCCAGGCGGCTGTCGATGACGGCGGCCAGGTCGTCGGGCGCTTTATTGACCAGCGACGCCAGATCCGCGAACAGCAACGGCATGCCCACGGCTTCGATGCTGCGCAGGTTGATTTGCACACGGTCAGCCGCTTCGTTTGCTGCGATCTTGGCTCGGGCCAGTTCAACCGATACCGCGTCGTTGATGCTGTCCAGGCTGCGCTTGCCTTTGATGACGCCGGCAAAGTCAGCTGGCACTGCGGGCATCAGGGGCTTGCCGATTCGCATGTTCAGGTTCATGACGTGCTCAGCCAGCATGCCCATGGCGTTGTGCACCACTTGCTGCTTGATGGCTTCTTTGCGGCTGGTGACCAGCTTGGTCAGATCCAGGCGCACGCGCTTGGCTTCGGCCGCAATGTCGTCAATGGTCTTGAAGAGCTCGTCAATGCTGGCGGTTTGGCTCAGTGCGTGGGCCTTGGCTGCTTCCAGTCGGCTTTCCACGTCAGTGCACCACTTCACGGCTTTCTCTGCGTCCGCAAAGTCTTGATCAGTTGTCAACTCCCGGTTGACACCTCGGATGGCCGCCAGGGCGGTTTCCTTGAATGCTTCCAGGTTGCTGGCCGTGACCATGCCAGTCACTTCGATGTGCAGGGCGGGCAGGGTGTCTGGGGCGTGGCCGGTGGGCTTGGCAACTTCCACAATGCTCGGCACATAGGTGGCCAGGTCGCTGGCAAACTGCTTCCAACCCGCGATCAGCGCGCTCCGGCGCTCGGGCTTGCTGCGATACCAGCAGAATGCGTGCTTGTTGGTCGTGCCGTCGCTGGTGACGAACAGGATTTCTTTCGCGCCGGACACCAGCAATTGCTGCTCCAACTGCCAGCAGTGGTGAAGAGGCGGTTCGCCATAGGCAAAGATGGCGTTCGCGTTTTCCTCGCTGAACAGCTTGTGTTCAAACCCGACTTCGCCGCTCATGGTCAAGCCGTCGAAACTGGCCAGGAGTTTGAGCCCGTCCATTTCCTTGCTGCCGGTGACGGGGTACAGATCCTCCCCGACCATCAATTCCGCCTCGGGCCGGAATTGCGCCTCGGTCGCATGCCCGTTGTCAAACAGGCGTTGCGTGTGGCCGCCCACCTCGGGCACCAGGCCGGTGTGCTTTTGAATCAGCAACTCGGTGCGCGTCATGTAGGGGCTGCACCCCATCATGGCCGGGGCCTCGCTGGCGGTGAAGTATTGGGCGCGCAGGGCAGCCCACTCGGGTGACCCCTGGAGTACGTTGTGCTGCTTCATTGCTGTGCTCCTTCGTCGCCGTCAAGGCCTGCCAGGAAGTCGGCGTGCTCGGCCATTTGATCGTCCTGGTTTATGGTGGGGTGATTGGGCTGCGGCTGCTCTGGGACATCCACAACATCGAGTTGGCTGATGGCCCGCTGTTGTTCTGCACTCAGACTTGCGCGAGTGCTGACCATGGCCATGATTTGCTCTGTGGTCTTTTGGTTGGTCTGCACCAGTTCCCGCCACTTGGGCAAATTGGCCTCAAATCGGTCGGCTGGGTAGGCCTCAAGCGCTGGGCGCGCTGCCGGTTGCAGAATCTCACCAGTGCCCATGTCAACCACAGGACCGGCGATTTGCTCAGCTTCTTCTGGGTCATGAATCCCGCCGTATCCGAATGCCAGGCGGGCGCACTGGATCATTGCTTTATGGCGCAGCATGCGTTTTGGGTGGCTTCCCCATGGACCCGTGTTTGCGCGGCGGCATTCGGCCATGTACTCGGTGACCTTGATCGGGCGGCTGCGGTCCTTGCGGTAAATGATGGCTGTGCAGCTGTCTGCATCCTGCTCAAACTCAATGCCGTCAAACTGTGGATGGTTGTTGATGATTCGCGCCCAGCCGTCCACGCCGACCACGGGCACGATGCCGCCTTTGTCCGGGAATGCGTAGATTTCCTTGGTCCAGGGGTTCAGGCCGTACTGGTTGGCCACCACCATGAGTGCGGTCATCTGCGCGTCCGTGACTTGTGTGCCACCTTTGAATGCGGTGGCCTTGAGGGTGGCCACCAACTCTGCGCCGTTGTGCGCCCCCATGTCGAGGGTCGCGGCCAGCTTGGTTGTGAGTGTCTGAAGTGCGTTGCTCATTGAAGTTGCTCCTGTGAAAAACTGTATGCGGTTATTGGGTGGCAAGCGAAAGCCCGCGAGATTTGATGCGCACGCGGTTATGTGGGGGATACCAGGTGCTGTACGTGTCGTTGTTGCCGTGGATGCCGATGGCCCCGTCGCACTGCGCGACCGTCAGGCGCTCGATGTGCACAACGGTGTTGCCTGGGTAGCAGAGCACGTCGCCCTCCTGAAGCTGGTCGGCGCGAATGAATACCTTGGGTGCCTGGGCCGTGATCATGCTGCCTCCTTGTCGGGAAACCGGATGTAAAAGCAAGGGCTGAGGTTCTTGAAGGTCTTGATCGGGCTGCATTGAATGCCCGCCTCGGTGAGGATCTGACGGGCCGACATGAGGGGTTCAATCTCCATGCCGATTTCAGTCCCGCTGACCTCGCCGCACTCCATGTTGGAGTAACCGTAGGACTTGACCTTGACGGATTCGACGCGGCCTTTCAAGGCCTTGTTTGCTTTGCGCGTTAGTGCCGCGCCGACATTTGAACGAGAGAACATGCTTCCTGACTCCTAAAAAGTTTCCTGACATGCATAGTATAACCGTATGCGGATCACATACAAACCATTTGCGGTTATAGGTCAACAAATTTTTTATGAGATTTGTGTGTTTGCAACGCGAGCGGCGCGGTTTTTTGCTGCGTCCAACAGCGCCAGAACAACACCAGGCGGAATCCTGTACCCAACAAGTGCCCTACTGCTTCACCATCAGTTGAGACAATGCTCCCAAGGCTTCCGTCATCTGCGACCTTCAGCCGCCCCGGTGTGTGCTGCGCGCTCATGCCAACCACCTCACTAAAAGTCCGGCCAGCAGCGCAACCACTGCCACGGCAGCGATGCACAGGGCACCGTCGATGGCGATTTGTTTGAGGTCGTTCATGCTGCTTCCTTCACAAACGTCCCATCAGCCAGAAGCGTTCCTTTCCTGTGCTTGATTTCGTTGTAAGCAAGTTCAAGACAGCTTGTTAGATCAATGTCCTTCAAAGCACAGTAGTTGATAAGACAGACAACCACATCGCCCACACCATCTTTGATTCCGTCCATGTTCTTCTGACTTTCTGCTTTGAACAGTTCTGCCAGTTCCTCAAGGGCTTTGTTCAGTTGTGCCTGGGGCGTGGCATTGGGGATGATTCGGCGGGCCTCAGCCCACTGAATGACGTTCATTTCAATTTCTGCAAAGCTCATGGTGTTTCGTCCTTGTTCCGGTTGTTGATGTTGGGTTGGGTGCTATCAAACACCTTGGGGTATGTGGTCGTTGATATTCAGTGCCCGGTTTACATCACCAGTAACTTCCATTGCTGGCGGCTTGTATCGCGTGAATGAGGCGGTGCGCTTTGCAGGCTTGGGCCCGGTCAGGTATTCCACGGTGTACCAAAGGCCAGGATTGCCCACGCGCTTGACGTGGCCGTATTCCTGCAAATCGGACAGCGTTTTGTAGATCACTTCGCGGCTTGTGCCGGACATGAGCAGCGACATTTGAACCGCTGTCACGCCAGGTGTGCGGCGCACCGCAGTTAATACGCGCCGCTGCAATGCGCCCTTGAGTTCGTCTTGTTCGGTCATTTGTTGAGGTGGTGGTTTGCGAAATAAAGCGCCTGGGCAATGCCAAAGCCAGCGCGGCGGAATGAGCGGTAGAGCCTGAAAAACCGGATCACTTGGTGGCCACCCGGTAGGGCAGGGATTCGCCTCGCCTGGTGCGGCAGATCAAAACCCCGTAATAGTCATACTCCGGGGCGGCCTGGGCCCCGTACATGCGCAGGCAATGCTGCTGCGCATACATCCAGTCGCGGCGCTCCTGGTCCATTTCGGATTCCAGGTCGCCCGCGTCGAGCACCTGGGCCGCCGACACCACGGCAAGTGCCGCCAGCGCATAAGCCCAACCGATAAAACTGTTTTTCATAGGAAGTACCCCTCTCGTTCTGCCTGCTCTATCTCTTCACGAATTCGCGTCGAGTCCTGCTGCGTCAGCTTTCGCTCAAGCCATGGGGCAGGGCGGTTGCGTCGGTCCAGCAACTCAAAGCCCCCGTCTTCGTCGCTGGCCAGTGCGGCTATGCACGGGATGCCCGCGACGGTGGTTTGGATCTGCATATTGAATATCTGTATGCGGTTATTGGCGGGCGTGAAAATCAGGCGTAGGCCGGTCCAAAGGTGCCGGGCGACAGGCGCTTGCATTGCCTGGCTGCGGTGAACACTTTGGCGGTGTTGTATTCGGCCTTTTCGCAATCAGAGCCGAAGCAGGTGCTGCGCGCCACTTCCACAATGCCGTCTTCGCGGACCATGAAGGCCTGTTTGCCGAAGACTGGGAACCCCATCAGGGCGCGCTGATCGTCTGCATTCATGCGGACCCACTTGTTTTCAATGTCCATGAGCGCTGCCGCCTCGTACAGGGCGCTGCTGCTGTAGGACTTGGGCTTGATCCAATCTGGGAGACTGACCGCGATTGCTGATTTGGTGGGGTTCATGGTGCCTGACTCCTTATTCAAAAAACAAACGGTCGCCGTTGTCGGGGTTAAACAGTGCGAAAGCCCTGCCTGCTTGCATTGCCTCGTTCAGAGCCGCTTTCCACATCAAGATTTCCATTTCTGATTCCTTGGTATTGGGTGCCCGGGCCCACCGGCCACGCTAAATCCGGTGCTTGAGGGAGTAAGCCAACCCGGGCAAAAACTGGGAAATTAGAAGTTGTAGTCGTAGAACCGAACGGGCTTGTCGCGCAGAGCGAACCGGCCGCCGCAGGCTGATTTCCAGTCGCCGCTTTTCTGGAGCCTGATCCGCATGACCCGGTTTTCAGGATTGCTTTTGATGATCCACTTTTGCTGCGCCTGGTTGATGCACACGGCGCTGAATCCGCCGATTGCGAATTCGGGCTTGTATTCTGGATCGCGCTCAGAGTCCATTGCCCGGACCTCCAAACACTTGTCGCTCACTACCCGGATGACCTCGAAGGGTTCGATGTCGCTGTAACCAAGCCTGTTTGCAAACTTTTCCATTTCCTGACTCCTTGATAATTTCCTGACCACGGAGATAGTATAACCGTATGCGGTTATTTTGCAAGGAAAAAATGCAGGATGTCAAAAAACAACAGTCACCTTTTGGGCAGGTACGGGCTGTCCCAACTGTAGGCTTTGCCCACGCTGGGTGATGGCGCTGGCGCTGAGGGCGGGGCCACTGATGTGACGGCGGGCCATGGATCTAGCCCCGCTGGTTTGTAGACACCCACAAGCCCATAAGGCGGGTTCGACCTGGTGTGCGTTTCTACAGACACTTGCATGTAAGCCAGGGCGCGCTGCTTGTCCTCTGCGCTCATGCGGGAATACAGATCCAACAGCTTCACCTCGTCTGGATCTAGTAGAAAGTGGCGGCCATCAACCCCAAACGGTTTGGCCAGTTCCTCGATGACATCGACGGTGGCTGCCTGGTCTTGGGCGAGTAGGCGCTGAATGGTGGATTGCGCCAAGCCACTGGCCTTGTGGACCTTCATTTGTGTGTCAAGTGCTGGTGTCGCGTCCATGCGGGCGCGCAACAGTCTGGACAGCCGCGTGCGTAGTTTTTCAGCCATGAAGGCCCCCAATCGTTATGAGTGCATGTTTCCACAAACGGTTATCGGTATGTGGTTCTAAAAAAAACCATATCGGGATATACTCGCTGTGCCATGAAAAAAACCACCCTCTACAACAAGCTGCGCCAGCTGCTCAACGAGTCAGTTGGAGAACACAACCGGATCGCCAAAGAGGCAGGCGTGAGCCAGGCCACGGTGAGCCGCATTCACCTGGGCAAGGCCTGCCCTACGCTGCACATTGCGCAGCCTCTCTTTGACTGGTTTGAAGCCAACAGCCGGTCAACACGACGCATCGCCAACACACGCGGGCGGGTCAAGGCTCGACGTGCCCATGGAAGTACACCCGCGCCCCTCGGTCAGCAGACCGAACACGGCCACGGTGATCACAGCAGCCTGCCCAATTTCTGACCAGGTGGTGCGCGTCATGGGGATTTGCTTGCCCGCCGCGCCCACCCGAAAAAAGCAGACCGACACCCAGAACAGGGCGGCTGCTTGCCACCAAAACAACTCAGTCATGCAGGAGCCCCCGAGAATGAACAGCAACACGATGCTTAGCCGATCTGGGCGGTCGGACCCGGGCGGCAAGTTGACGCAGCGCCTGGATGTGCCGGTATCGGAAGAGCTCAACGAGCGCGCCATCGTAGCCGCATCGCACCACGGCAAGCCGAAAGCAGAGTTTCTGCGGGAGTTGCTGGAGCGGGCACTGACTGACGGTTGCTGGTTCCCACTCACACCGGCCGCTGCCAGGTCGCTGGATGTGCTCTGCGCACTGCACGACCAGGCCCCAGGCGAATACCTGGCGGATCTGGTGGAGTGTGAGTTGGCTAGGCGGTTTTCCATGCAGCAGATGATTGCGCGCCAGGCCCGGCAGGAGCAATGGGACGAATCACCCATGAAGGGGGCCACCAGGTGAGTACCCATTGGATGGCCGGACAACTGTCCCGAATGGCGGATGGTCGCAACGCAATGCCGTTGGAGTTGACCAGATTCAATCCACGCCCTCCTGGCGTGATCCGCGAAGGATCCGCAACAGACGAGGTGTTGAAGCTGTTGACCGCTCACCCGGGCCGGTTCTTCACCTATGCCGACATTCGTGCCAGGTGCACAAATCGCTCGCACGCAGCCCTGTCATGGGCTTTGATTTACGCCCGCCGCATGAGCCTGGTTCAAGTTGCAGGCGACTCGCGCAACCCGCGTTACGCGCGGTATCGAATTGTCAAGGAATGAGCCCAGTTATGAGTTTCGCAACACCATTGACCCCCCCAGATTGCGATTTGCGCGGCCTGCCGTTCATGCCGTTGGACGTGGTTCGCCTGCTCGATTCGGATTTGTTTGCCCTGAGCTCTGGCGAAGAGTTCAAGGCCGCCGTGTCGCTGTGGTGCAAGAGTTGGTTGCAGATCCCTGCTGCCAGCCTGCCCGACGACGACCGCATTCTGTGCGCCCTGGCTGGCCTTGGCCGCGATGTGAATGCCTGGATGGAGGTGCGAGACATGGCGATGCGCGGTTGGGTGCTGTGCGATGACGGCCGCTGGTATCACACCGTGATCGCGGTGAAAGCCTGCGAAGCCTGGAAGTCACGCCTGAAGCAGCGCGAGAAATCTGCCAAGGGGAACGAGAAACGCTGGGGAAAACAATCCAAAGGCGATCCCCACGGGGATGCCCGCAGTGATCCCACGAAGGATCCCCCCAAAGATCCCCACGGGGATACCAACGGCGATCCCACACGCGATCGCAAGGGACAGGGAGAGGGAGAGGGAGAGTTAAATACATCTCTATCGTCGTCATGTAGTAGTACACCTCGCGCGATGCGCGACGACGACGAAAAGCCGCAGTTTCCTGGCGAATGGATCGAAGTCTTTGCCGAACAACACGGCGTTGACGTGGACCACCGCAGTTTTCACGACCGCAAAAAGTTCTGGCCACTGGCCACGGCATGGACCGCCGCAGGCGTGACCGTTGGCCAGATGCGCAAGGCCTGCGATAAGGCCCGCCGCGAGGCCAAGGAGCCCATTGCCTGGCTTCCGGCGTATGCGGACAGGGTGCTGGTCGGGATGCAGGCCCCAGAGCGCGATACGGCGCTCTCGTTCGCGGAGAAGGACCGGGACGCTGGCATGAGGCGCTGGGAGCAGATGACCGGACGAACCCACCCGGACCGCATTCAGGCGGGCAAGGGCGTCACCATCGACGCGGAAGCGTTTGCCAGAATCGAAACCAACGGAGGCCGTAATGGGTTTGCAATTGAAGGCCGTTGACCGGCTGTTTGAACGTCTGGCCGCCACGTATGGCGCAGCATGGGACCGCTCCCTTGGGACCGCCCCGATTGGCGATGTGAAGTCGGCATGGGCCCATGAGTTGGCCGGTTTTGAGGACAAGCTGGGCATGCTGGCCTGGGCCTTGGAAAACCTGCCCGAGCGCTGCCCGAACGTGATCGAGTTCCGCACCCTGGCCAGACGAGCACCCGCACCAGAGGCCCCGCGCCTGCCAGAACCCAAGGCCGACCCAGCGCGCGTGTCCGCTGAAATGGCCAAGCTGGCACCAGTGCTGGCTGAGGCCCGGGCAAAGTTCGCTGCCCCGGTCGATCACAAAGCATGGGCCAAGCGCATCGTGGCCCGCCACGACGAGGGCGACCGCATCAACCCCACATCGTTGCGCTTTGCACGCGAAGCACTGGGCCTTTCCCTTGCCACAGAATAACCATATCGGGATAATCGACCCATGCGAGCTATGCGAGCTATGCGAATCATCGAAACAGCGGGCGGATCGGGGGAAAGTGGCGGGCGCGGTGGATTTCCGCTGCCTGGGATGCTGCACGCGGCTGGTGCTGTCAGCGCACCCCAACAAGGCGCAAGCTGCGGTGATGCTTGCCGCCATCGGCCGATTGCCGGGCGCACCTGGCCGGGCCGAGATTTTGGCATCCGTCGCCCAGGCGTTGACGAAACTCCGTTGAGCCTCGCTGAGACTGAGCACGCCTACGCTATTGGGGAGACTGAGCACGCCTACGCTATTGGGGAGACTGAGCCATGGTGACCGCTGCGATTGGCAAGATTCGTTGCGCACTGTGTGGCCGCGTGACCCTGGACCCCGCCGTGTGGGTCGGATCTGAGCCCATTGGTCCCAAGTGCGCAAGGCGCGCAGGCTTGCTAGAACAAGCCAGGACGAACAAACGCATAAGGGTTAATACCGTGGGTGCGTCACATGGGAAAAATCGCCCAAAACGCGACCCCAAGACACTCGACCTGTTTGCGGTGGCTGCGTGATGGCACAAGCACTGCGCATGAGCATGGACGAGCTCACGAACCTGAAAGCCCGGATGTCTGGTGCCCGGTCCGCTGCCGACATGCGGGACAAGCCCGCCGAGAAAACCAAGTCGCACCAGAAATACGGGAACACCAAGGTCGAAGACGCGGGCATCACGTTCGACTCCAAGGCGGAGCACAAGCGCTGGCAGTACCTGGTGATGCTGGAGAAAGCCGGGGAAATCAAGGATCTGAAAACCCAGGTGGCGTTTGAACTGATCCCCGCCCAGGTGGCACCCAGCGGAAAGAAGGAGCGCCCGACCGTGTACCTGGCTGATTTTGCCTACACGACCAAGAAGGACGTTTACGTGGTGGAAGACGTGAAGGGGGCCGTCACCCCTGAATTCCGCCTCAAGCGAAAGATGATGCTGTACGTGCACGGCATTGAGGTTCAGGAGGTGAGGTCATGAGCGCCAAGAACGAGTACGGCCTAACGCCAAAGCAAGAGAAGTTTGCGCATGAGGTGGCCAGCGGGAAAAGCCAATCAGACGCTTATCGCGCAGCGTATGCGGCGGGGAAGATGACGGCCAAACAAATCCATGAAGAAGCCAGCAAGCTCGCTGCAAACCCCATGGTTTCCCAAAGAGTGCGAGATTTGATAAAAAAAGTAGAGCGCGAATTCGTTATTGATAAAGCTCGCGTGCTTCGTGAGATTGCAAGGATTGCATTCTCGGACACCAGGAAATTGACCAAGGCCGGTAGGGCCCAGCTGCCGGAAGACCTAGACGACGACACATCGGCCGCTGTCTCAGGCTTCAAGCTGGATGAGTACGGCCGCCTGGAATACAAGTTCTGGGACAAGAATGCTGCGCTGGAGAAGCTGGCCAAACACCTGGGCCTGTTCAAAGAGGACAACGAGCAGCAGGCCCCTGCGGTGTTCCAGAAAATCGAACTGGTGGGCGTGCGACCGAAGACTGAGCCGGGCAAGGCATGAGTACAGCGCGCATTGAGATCCCCGACAAGCTGGTGGATGTGTTCACCGGGGAGGCGGACGTTCGCGGGGCACACGGCGGCCGGGGCAGCGGCAAAACCATGACGTTTGCCAAGATGACGGCCGTGCGCGCGCGGATGTGGGACCAGGCCGGGCGCGAGGGCGTGATCGTCTGTGGGCGTGAATTCCTGAACTCGATTGACGACTCCAGCCTGGCCGAGGTCAAAGCCGCCATCGAGTCAGAGCCGGAGTTGCTGGCCCCGCACTTCGACATTGGGGAAAAGTACATCCGCACCAAGAGCAAGCGGATCTCGTACAAGTTCAGCGGCATGGACAAGCGCACCATCATGTCGCTCAAGTCCAAGGCCAAGATCCTGCTGCTGTGGGCCGACGAGGCGGAGCCCATCACCGACAAAGCCTGGGACATCGTGATTCCCACACTGCGCCAGGAAGACTCGGAGTTGTGGGTGACCTGGAACCCGGCGCGCAAGAGCAGTGCGACCGATCGGAAATTCAGGCAGACCAAAGACCCGCGCATGAAAGTCGTGGACATGAACTGGCGGGATAACCCGTGGTTCCCCGCGATCCTGGAGCGCCAGCGCCAGCGGTGGCTGAAGAATGACCCGGATGGTTATGACCACATCTGGGAGGGCGGTTACGCCACGTCGATCAAGGGCGCGTACTTCACCAAGCAAATTGCCGACATGAAGCGGGAAGGGCGCTTGTGCAGGCTGGGTGTTGACCCGAACATGAAGCGCCGCCTGTTCGTGGACATCGGTGGGACCGGTGTGAACGCGGATGCCTTCACGATGTGGGGTGCGCAATTCATTGGCCGCGAGGTCAGGGTGCTGAACTATTACGAGAAGGTGGGCCAGGAGATTGGTGCACACCTGGAGTGGATGCGGGTCAACAAGTACCTGCCGGAAAACACTGAGGTGTTCTTGCCACATGACGGGGCCACGCACGACAAGGTGTTTTCTGTGTCGTACCAGAGCGCTTTTGAGGGTGCCGGGTATTCGGTGACCGTGATCCCTAACCAAGGCCGGGGCGCTGCGATGACTCGGGTGAACGCCCTTCGCCGGGTTTTCCCGTCGATCTGGATGGCGTTGCAACCGCTGGAAGACTTGGAGCCAGGCACCGTGACCACGGAGAGCGGGTTGGAGGCCTTGGGCTGGTATCACGAAAAGTGGGACGAGGAACGGGACATTGGCCTGGGGCCCGAGCACGACTGGGCCAGCCACGGCAGTGACGCGGCCGGGCTGATGGCGATCGTTGCGGAGGACCACATGCGCAACATGGGATCCTTGAACCGTGGCACGGGATTCAAGCGCAGGGGCTCTGCCATGGCGGTGTAAATAGCGCAAATCGTGGCAAGCATGGCAGATTGCGCCCAGTTCAAAACTGGGGCCGATATGTCTGCAACCCTCGATCTGCGCAAAGCGCATGCGTCTCACGTCCGTGGCGACATCATGATGATTTACACATGGGTCAATGACCAGCGCGCCATGGTGCTGGTGCCCCATCTGCGCAAGGGCGCCCCCTGGTTCATCGTGATGGAGTCCGCCGCCCACACATGGGACGACATGGACGCCCGCAACATTCCCCAGGTGGTGCGCAAGGCAACCAAGGCCTGCGAGGTGTTGGGCATTGAGCCCAGCCCGTGGAATTGCCGGCGCATTGCCGGGATGATCATTGATGGCTTGCCCGACCTGATCCGCATGCCCAGTTCACCGCCCGCCGAGTATCACCGTGCGAGCTTCGGCAACATGGAACTGCGCGCCGATGGCCAGGTAATTGCGGCTGACGAGATCCGCCTGGAAAAAGAGGGCGCGGAATATGTCTAAGCGCATCCTGCCGCCAGAGCAGATGGAGCGCGCAAGGCAAAGGGCGCGCGAATGGTATGCGGCCAACAAGGACCGCGCCAAGGCCAACATATCAAAGTGGCAAGCCAAAAACCCCGAGAAGGCTGCCGAGTACAAACGCAAGCACGCCGAAGAGAACCGCGAGTTCAATGCGGAGCGCGCACGCGAGTATCGCAAGGCAAACCCAGACAAAAGGTGCGCATGGGAGCAAACAAGACGAGCACGAAAGGCCGCCAGTGATGGCGTCCTGTCCACGGATATAGCTGCCAAGTTGATGAGATTGCAGAGATGCCGCTGTGCCGTCTGCCATGACGACCTCAAGACAACTGGCACACACATTGACCACATTGTCCCGCTGTCTGCTGGCGGTACCAACACCGATGACAACGTGCAGTTGCTTTGTCCAAGCTGCAATGTACGCAAGGGCGCCAAGCATCCGGTGGACTTCATGCAACAGCGAGGCTACCTGCTATGAGCCAGTTCGATACTCAATCCAAGCACAGCGCCGCTGGCGATAACGAGATTTTCACGGGCGAAGATCCAACCGATGTTGAGGAATTTACCGGCCATCCACTGGAGAGCGAAGAGGCGCGTGCAGAGCTCAGGATGCTCTTGGAGTATTACTACGGGGAAAAAGATAAGCAGTCTGCGAATCGGCTCGAGATGGCTTGCGACGCTGACTTTTACGATAACTTGCAATGGGATCCA